AAAACGTGGGTCGCCCGTGATCGTGAACTGCGATCCTGGCGTGGCCGCAACGGGGATGACAAAGGGGTCAGCGAAACGACGAAATGCGATTGGCATATCAAGCCCCCTTGTAACCTTGAGCCGATACGCGGACTGCCATCTGACCCATGAGAAGACCAATGCTCATTGTGGTATTTGGCGATCCACGCAGAGGCGTTGAAAAGAAGATGGATGCTAACGACTCCATGCCGCCAGGTGCATAACCCCTCCAAATCACGTTGGCCCCGTCTTTCACCACAATTTCACCAGCAGTAGCTCCACTGTTGATGTATTGCAGGCCCGTCATATAGTTCCTAACCCCGGCACCAGCCGCAGGAAAGGCAACAACATCCACAGGATCAGTCAATCCGCCCGACGCACTGGTGTAGTTGAGGCTGTCAGGTGCAGTGCTAGTAGCGGTGCTAGCAGCACCACTGACGACATTTACGTCAAGCGCAACGGTGCCATCTGGCTGCTGTGTATAGCCCTGAGCCGAGCCAACGGCAGGGATGATCACTGAAGGTTTAGTAGCCATAGCTTCCCTGTGCTTCTACTGGTTGTGGCCGCAACATCAAAGCGGTCTCAACATTGATTTGTTTGGTCTCTGCGTGTGTCTGCTCAATGTCAGCGATCTTCTGGATCGAATCAATATCTTGTCCAGGCTCAGGCGCATCCGGTGCTTCCGGCTTCATCACGCTCATTTGCTTGATGTCCAAGTCCCGCGACTTAAGCTGCAACTCGGCGGACTTCAGTTGGAATTCCGTCTGTCGGTCGGCGAGCTGCTTGTCTCGCTCTTGGATAGCCTGTTCGGCAGCCTGCAGCTTCTGCTGCAGCTCTTGCATCTGCTGCTGGACCTGTGGTGGTAACTGCTGGCCCTTCTCCATCTCATCCAGGATCGCATCCTTGTTGCGAATGCTCGATGCCTGAATGATGGCCTTAGGCGGAATGGCGATACCAGCCTTAGCCAGCCCGGCAAGCTCTTCAAACTGCTCAGACTGCAGCATGGAAATGTCCGGGCCCTCTTCAATCACGATGTCTACATCCAAGCCGGAAACAGAGTTCTCCACTTCGACCACTTGCTGCAAACGCGGATCGTTGGGCTGAAGCTGCATTTGTTGAATTGCCGCTTGCTTCCGCTCAGGTGGAAGATCCTTTAGCTTATCGGCCAACGTGACCTGACGGTTCAGACCAACCCACTTCAGATTGCGCTCATCGTCGGTCACTCGGACCCACTTCTCGCCGGTCCAAAACTGCTTAATCCGCATCCAGGTGGCTTCGTAGACATCACGGCTGAATTGCTTGAGGCCATCAAGGCCAGGCTCAATCTCTACGGCCCCACCTTGTTGCTGCGCTTGAATGGCGCGTCCAGACTGAGACTCAGTGTTCTTGCCAGCCAAAGCATTGTTGGGACCCGCTGCCTGCATCTCGGCTAACGCTTGCTGGAGCAACTGCATTTGGCCCTGCGCCATGTCAATGGTCGGCAGGGTTCCAAAGTCCTTCCCAAATAGCGCCCCGGCATTAAGCTCTACGTGCCCATCAGGTTTGGCCATCTCGGCTTTTGCCTTGGCCGTATCCTTCAAAGCCGTTTGATTGCCGTAAGTCTGGCGCACCGACAGCAGATGCAGCGACTTGCTGCGGCGCATGTTGATTTCGTCCTGCAGGCTGATGCTGGCTCGAATGTCACCATAGCGCTGGTTGTCCTGATCGACATACATCGAGCGCATGATGAGGCTTGAGCAGCTGTAACCGTCTTTGTCGAGATACGGTGAAACCTGCGGAGGAACGAGGAAACCACCTTTGGTGAAGGTGGCAATCATCCACTCGCCCCGCCACTGATAATGGATCTGAACAATCCGAATACGCCTACGCCGCGAATCGCACCACAGATGGTGGCGCGGCTTATCGTCAAAGCTGCTTGAGGTGTAGCCTGTGCCAGTTGTGGTCTCAATCGCGTTTAGTGCGTCCGGGAACTCTTCCTTGGCATCGACAACGTCTTTCCAAATGACGATGCCTTTGTATTTGGCGTCAGAGAAGTCTTTCTCATAGGAATGCGGATCCCAAAACAAGCGGTCCCACGGAATTCGCTTGTACGAAACCTTGTAGTCGCCTTTGACATCGGGCTCTACAACGATGTCGCAACCGCCCGTTCCCTCTACGAGAAAGTTCTCGTAAACATCCGACCGGATTTCGTCGTAGTCGTTCTGATCGGCGACGAACCGCAACGCATCTGTGGCTGCCTCCGCGCCTTGCTCATCATCAGGAGTGCGAGGGAAAGCCTTCGGGTCAGAGCGCACACGGCGCTCAAAGCCCTTAAGGAATTCGACCTTTTGCTTCAGTTTGTTGATCGTGAGAATGGGCTGTTTGCGACGCTTCAACACTGAGATCTGCTCAGGCGTCCATTGCTCATTGTCCACATAACGGCGATCCCGCATGCAGAGCTCACGAGACTCTAGGGACGAATCCTCCGCCTCTTCAAAATAGCGGACAACAGCGCTTAGTTGCGCTGCTTCGTCGCCTGCGAGGTCATCGGGTTCCGTCATTTGGGGCATTGTATGTTAGCAATTGCATAAACGCTATCAAGCCGTCTTCCAGTCCGATTCTGCTTCTTCGTCCTGTCTATGGAACGCTTTAAACCATCGGTCTTCATAGGCAGGACGATTCTCCGTGACCGGCACTATAGCGGGGTGAGCCATATCAATGGCCTTTCCAATCAAAGCAGCCAGGTCAACCTCATCATCGTTCTTGCCCGTTGGGAACTTCAGATACTGGTCAATTACTTCGTCGCCCTCTAGTCCCTCTGGAATCCATACACGGCGCATTGAGGCCATTGCCTGAAATGGTCCGGCCTTCACAGGCTTTGATGCTCCATGAGGACTGATGGGCTCGATACGGACGAACGTTGATCGTTCGGCCATTCTTCGGGTAACAAACGGATGAACGGTCTTCCAGTTGTTGTCGGCCTCTGGGAACCACGCAAATGGCTTGTGCTTCTTGACCAAATCAAGCGCCTTGTCTACCGTCTTGTCCATGGTTTCCTGATTGCGAAACCCATCGACCATGTAGATATCGCCACTCGGATCGATACCCCATACCCTAGCACCCGAGAAGTCGTTGTCTGAGCCTCCGCCTGGAGCGTGGTCGCTTGTCATGTACTTATGCAGATGGGTCGGTTCGTCACCCTTGCGGTAGCGGCGGAACCAATCGCGCTGAAAGAACGTTCCATCCGGCGGGCTGGGCTTTTGCTGATAAAGACTTGTCCAGGTGCGTGCGTTCTGCTGGAAGGGCTTCCAATGCTCAAGAGAGAACCACTCAGGCCAGAGCGTCTCACCGATCTTTCGACCTAGTGGGTCGTCTCGGCGATCAGCAATGGCAGGTAGGCAAATCACCTTCCAGCGCCGCCCATCTCGGCCATCAAAGTACCCCGACTCGCCATCCCAACCAATCGGGAGGATGCGGCCGGCCAAATCTTCTTCGTGCCAGCGGGTAAGGATCATCACCTGTGGCGCGCCTGGGATCAGTCGAGAACAGAAGTCATCGATGTAGGCGCTCCAGGTCTTCTCTCGGATAGTCTCTGATTCGGCTTCAGCCCGGCCCTTCATAGGGTCATCAACGATGCCCAACGCCCCCCGGTTACCCGTCAAGCCAGAGAGCAACCCCCCAGCCATGAATTCGGAACCGTTCTCTAGCGTCCACTGATGAGCGGCTTTGTTGTCCTGACGAAGCTCTACACCCATCAGATTCTGAAAGCTAGTTGTCTTGATGAGCTGCCTTGCGCGCCTTCCCTGTTTCTCGGCAATCTCACTGGCATAGCTGGCAAGAATGACATTGCGTCGAGGCTTGCGGCACATGAACCACGGCACAAACACGATGTCGCTATAGGTGGACTTAGCCGAACCCGGCGGCATCAATACCATCAGGTTCGGAATGCTGCCGTCCTCAATCCCTTGCAGGTCATCGCAAAGCAACTTGTGATGCGCCGCCAACTTTGACAACTTGATAACGCTGAAGCTGTCCTCGTCCTCGGCGTCTGAAATGGGAACGGTGGGTATGTCAACCATGCAGGCGAAGTCGGCGAGGCTACGCTGGGCCAGCTCCCTGCGCGCGGCCTGAACGTCAGCCGGCGTTAAGCGGGATAGAAGCGATTGCACGCAGTTGCTCGTCACTCAGTTTCGATGCATCAATGCCGACCATGGCGACAGGACCACCATTAGGCCCACTGACTTCCACCCCTTTGCTTTCCCGCCAATCATCAGGGAAGCGTGCAGCCATGGAGCGGGAATAAACCGATGCATTCAACGTCGATCCAGGAACACTGACAAGGTTGTCTTGCCCGATGGACTCCCACCAAGCCTGCGCATGGGTCAGTGAACAATCCATGGCGTCCAGAAACTCTGGATGAGCGGCTTTCCAGTTGTGCAGTGTTTGCTTGGAAACGCCGAGGGCAGCAGCGATTTGCGTCACGCTCTTCCCCTCTTTACCCATGGAGATAGCTATGTCGCAATAGGACTCGTCGTAGACAGTCGGTCGGGCCAAAGTTTGGTTCTCTCTTGCATTACCCCTCTGATGCTGCACCCAACAAAGGCCGGGTCTGAGAAAAAAGAGGCTGACGCATGATACGCCAGCCTCAATGTTACTCGCTCAAGGGGGGAAGCGGGCAACACTGCGAAAAGGTTGATGGTGGCCGGCGCTGATCTCCGGCTTGCTGATACTCGCACTACGCAACAAGGCGCGCCAGAAAACAAGCATAAGTCGCGCATCAGCCTGCGCATTCAACCATCAAGTAGCGGCACTTGGAATCGAACCAAGCCTGAATTCTCGTTGAGCCCGCTCATGCCAG